CAATTCGGCCGGGTGCATAGGCTGGCAGTCAACAGCACCGCAGAGGCCGTCCGCGCGCTCTGCGTGCTGGTGCCTGGATTTGAAATTGAAATGGCGTCCAGCGCTGGACAGGGCGTGGCCTACGCCTGCTTTGTGGGTAAGCGGAACTTGAGCGAGGACCAGCTTTCGCACCCGGTTGGGGAGGCCGATATTCGGATTGCGCCAATGCCGGCAGGCGGCAAGCGCGGCGGGCTCTTCCAGACGATCCTGGGCGCTGCGCTCATCGCCGTCTCGTTCTTTATCCCGCCCGCTGGTGCGTTCGGCATCGCGGCGCTATCTGCTGGCGCTGTCGGTGCTATCGGGGTGTCACTGGCGCTGGGCGGCATCGTGCAAATGCTCAGCCCGCAGCAGCGCACCCTGAGCACCAAGGACCAGCCGGAGAACGGCGCCTCCTACAACTTCAACGGTCCAGTCAATACGTCGGCCCAGGGCAACCCTGTGCCGGTGTTGTACGGACGGATGATTATTGGCAGCGCAACGATATCTGCGGGCATTTTCTCGGAAGATAAGGCATGAAACAGCGGCATCGCATGAAACGGCAGGCACCTTCGGGTGCCTTTTTTTATGGGCGTCGTCTGGGTGCAGCCGCGCCTGTCGTCGGCCATAAAGGCGGCAAAGGCGGCGGCGGTGGCCGTGGACCCAGCGAAGCCCCGGACAGCCTGCACAGCATCGCCTATGCCCGAGTCATCGATCTTCTAAGCGAGGGCGAAATCTACGGCCCGGTGCATGGCCTTGGCGGCGCACTGCGCGACGTGTACCTCAACGGCACGCCCGTTGCAAACGAAGACGGCACGCTCAATTTCTCCAACGTGTCGATCGACTTTCGCACCGGTACGCAATGGCAAGACCCGTTGCCTGGATTCCCCGCTTCCGAGAACACGATCGGCGTCAACACCGAACTGAAGGCCACGCAGCCCTGGGTGCGGTTGTTCACCAACCGCCAGTTGTCCGCGGTGCGGGTGACCCTGGCCGTCGAAGGCTTGAGCAAGGCCGACACGTCGAACGGCGATATCAACGGCTACCGCGTCGAGTACGCCATTGACGTGAGCCGTGACGGCGCGGCCTACCAGCAGGTGCTGGCCAGCGCCTTTGACGGCAAGACCACGCAGCGCTACGCGCGGTCGCATCGCATTGACCTGCCGGCCGGTGCGCAGCAGGGGTGGAGCGTTCGCGTTCGGCGCCTGACCGCCAACGCGAACAGCAACACGATCGCGGATCGCACCATCGTCGACGCCGTGACCGAGGTGATCGACGCCAAGCTGCGCTACCCCATGTCCGCTGTCGTCGGCATCAAGATCGACGCGGCGCAGTTCCAGAGCGTGCCCACGCGCGCCTACGACATGAAGGGCCGCATTATCCGGGTGCCGAGCAACTACGACCCGGAGACGCGCGCCTATATCGGAACCTGGGACGGAACGTTCAAGACGGCGTGGACCGATAACCCGGCATGGGTGTTCTTCGACCTGGTGGGCAACGACCGCTACGGCCTGGGGGAGCGGGTTCCGGCCGGCTGGCTGGACAAGTGGGGCCTGTACCAGATCGGGCGCTACTGCGACGAACTGGTGGACGATGGCTTCGGCGGGAAGGAACCGCGCTTCACCTGCAACGTCTACCTGCAGACGACGGCCGACGCATACCGCGTGATCCAGGATCTTGCATCGGTGTTTCGTGGCATGGCGTATTGGGCGAATTCCTCGGTGATCGCCGTGGCCGACATGCCGGGCGACCCGGTGTATACGTACTCGTCGGCAAACGTCATTGATGGTCGGTTCTCCTACACCGGGTCGGCGTTGAACACGCGCTACACGGTCGCGCTCGTGTCCTGGTGCGATTTGACGGACATGGGGCGCCAGAAGGTCGAATACGTCGAGAACCGGGAAGGCATTGCCCGCTACGGCATCAAGCAGTTGGAGGTCACCGCCTTCGGATGCACGTCGCGGGGCCAGGCGAACCGAGTCGGAAAGTGGCTTTTGCTGACCTCCAATCTGGAGACCCGCGGCGTCACCTTCAGCGTCGGCCTGGAACAATGCCAGGTCCGCCCTGGCAGCATCATCCGAGTCGCGGACCAGCATCTGGCCGGCCGGCGTATCGGCGGACGCATCCGCGAGGCCACGGCCAGCCGGATCGTGGTGGACGCTGAACTGGGCATCCGCCCCGGGGACCGCCTGACGGTGAACCTGCCGAGCGGCAAGTCAGAAACCCGTGTTGTCACGTCGGCCATGGGGGAGCCGCTGACGCTGGATAGTGGGGTCTACAGCTACGACTCTACCGCGCTCACCTGGGACTTGATCGGTCTGCCTGGCACGGCCATGCATATCGACGTCCAGACTCCGTTTTCCGAGGTGCCGGAGCCGGAATGCGTATGGACGCTGGAATCCGAGGCATTGTCGGCGCAGACGTTCCGCGTTTTGAGCATCAAGCGCAAGGACGGCGTTCTGGCCGATATCTCGGCGATCCAGCACGAGCCGGGCAAGTTCAACAACGTGGACTTCGGCACGCGCCTGGCCCGCCCGCCGATTTCGGTGGTGCCGCCTGGCGTGCAGTCGCCGCCCACGGAACCGAAGATCAGCGCGTACTACATCGTCAGCCAGGGCATTGCGAATCACACCGCCGTTTTCGAATGGAAGGCGGCCGACAGCGCGGTGGCCTATGAGGTGCAGTGGCGCCGGGACAACTCCGACTGGATCAACCTGCCGCGCACGGGCTACACGCGGGTGGAGGTGCCGAACATCTATGCCGGCGGGTACACGTTTCGCGTGCGGGCGTTGAACTCGCTGGGCGTGGCCTCGATCTGGACCACCTCCACGCTGACGCAGCTGGACGGCATTGTCGGCCCGCCGCCGGTGGTGACGAGCCTGGTTGCCAAGGGCCTGTTGTTTGCTATCCAGTTGGACTGGGGCTTGCCGCCTGGGCCGTCGATCATCGAGCGCACGGAAATCTACTACTCGCAGAATTCCAGCTTCGAATCGGCCATCCCGTTGGGAGTGTTCGCGTACCCGCAGAACACGCACACGCTGCTGGGCCTGCGCGCTGGCCAGGAACTGTGGTTCTGGGCGCGGCTTGTCGACAAGAACGGCGTGGCCGGTGAGTGGTATCCGGCCGCCTCGGGGATTGGCGTGCGCGGCCAGGCCAGTTCGGACGCCGGGCCGATCCTGGACCAGATCGGCGGCAAGATCGAAGAGTCCATGCTAGGCCAGGATTTGATCGACAAGATCGACTCCGGCGGCGGTGCGGCGACCGAGATCAAGGAAGTGAAAGACGGCCTCAATGCGATGGTGAGCATCAAGGCCGGCGTGACCGTGGACGGGAAGTACTACAGCGCCGGCATGGGCGTTGGCGTGGAGAACACGCCGGAAGGTATGCAAACCCAGGTGCTGTTTCTTGCAGACCGGCTGGCGCTCATCAACCTGGTCAATGGCGTGGTTTCCACGCCCTTTGCTATCGAGAACGACCAGACGTTTATCCGGTCCGCCTTCATTCAGGACGGCACCATCACGAACGCCAAGATCGGCGAATTCATCCAGTCCAACGATTGGATCTCGAACGGTCGGGGATGGCGTCTGGACAAGACGGGGGCATTGGAAATGAATGGTGTTGGAAGCGGATATCGCATCCGCCTGACGAGTTCGGGGCTGCGGGTTTGGAATACGCAGACGGGCGTGCTTGTCGTTGAGGTAGGGGAGCTTTCGTAGTGGCAACAGGCTTGAGAATTCGCGATCAAGTTACAGGGGCGGTGAAGCTGGACACCAGCTATAGGATGGGGCGCGTTCTAGGCGTGCTGACAACGCAGGCGTATAGCGGCAGCGTCGGAAATTCCGGTCTAACACAAGGCGAGCTTTTCTATCGGCTTGGACTCGTGCCCACGGGGGCGCCCAATACTTACCCGTCAACGAACTTTATCAACCAGCTTTCCAGCTTGAGCATTTTTGCCTCCGGCGCGGTGCTTTCATGGGCCATTTCCTGGCCGGCCGGGTTGCCTGCTGGCTACAGCTTTCAGATCGTATATGGGGTGTATTGATGGCAGCCGGATTTCGATCAAGAAATGAGGTTGGCACTTTTCAGGTTGACGGCAGCTACTCGAATTTTGTGCTCAAAAGCGGCGCTCGCTCGCAATGGAGCGTCATGGAGCGCCCGATTGGCTTTCTTCCCAACAGCAGTCCGCCAGCAGGGACGAATGGGCGCAGCCTAATCGTCACCGACAACCTGCGCGATCAGCCTTATTTCGGATGGAACTGGGGATACTGCTGGGTATTTCAGCACCCTGCTGATGCCGGCTTGGCCGCGACATCCGGCGTTGGCCTGCGCGTGAGGAATGAAATCACTGGCGAGCTTGCATACGACTCCGGGCATAAGCATCTTCGGGTGGTGGATTTTATCCGCGCCACATCAGCGCTATCCCGGTCGTATCCGGCGGGGCGCACCTACCGGGTGGCCCCCTTGGCGTGGGGTGGATATTCGATCATTAAGGATGAGGGCGATGCAGGGATGGGCGATGGCAGCAGGCTTTACTCTCAGCGCTGGCAAAGCATGGAGTTCAGCATCTCGGGAAATGTAGTGTCATTCGCTATTCGAGATGACGTGGACTCGACTCTATTTGACGGCCCAGCAGGTCTCGCCGGGACTGTGGGATCTGCCCCACGGTTAGACGTGCTCGTCGTAGATGTGACCGGCTTTTGATCTTGCCCGCTACCGCGGGCTTTTTTTCGTCCACACAACGGGAGGCAGCGATGCGGACCGGCAATAGGAGCAACACGATGCACGAAGACCAGGCAGCGATGGTCAAGATGGGGATTGGCGCAGGAGGGGCGGTGTTCTATGGCCTGACGCTCAACGAATGGGTGGCGATGGCCACGTTGGTGTATCTCGCCATGCAGATCGGGCTGCTAGTGCCTAAGTACTGGCGCTTGGTGCGCGATTGGTGGCTGGGCAAGGGGGCGTGATGAAACTCGGAACCAAGATCACGGGCGGCGCTGCCGCCCTTGTCGCTTCTGGCTACCTGGCGCTGTTCTCGCCGACGCTGCAATCCTTCCTGGGCAAGTGGGAGGGCGAACGGCAGAACATCGTCTATGCCGACAAGTTGTCGGGCGGCCTTCCCACGGTGTGCAAGGGCATCACCAAGCACACCAGCCCGGAGCCGTTGGCGGTGGGCGATTACTGGTCGCCGGAGCGCTGCGAGCAGATCGAGCGCCTGGTGGTGAGCAAGGGGCAGCTGCAGCTGGCCGACTGTATCGACGTGGCCATCAGCCAGCCCATCTTTGACGCCCTGAGCAGCCATGCGCACAACTTCGGCACGCCCAGCACTTGCGCGAGCCGCGCGGTGGGCCTTATCAACGCCGGCCGGCTGCGCGAGGGTTGCAACGCCCTGGCACATGCGCCGAACGGCTCGCCGGTCTGGTCCTATGTCACGGATGCCAAGGGCGCCAAGGTCTTCGTGCAGGGCTTGTACAGCCGGCGCCTGGATGAGGAGCGGCTATGTCTGTCGGGTCTGCGCTGATCGGCTGGCGCGGCTATGCCGCCGCAGCGCTGGCCGGGGCGCTTATGACCGGCGGCGCGGCCTGGGTTATTCAGGGCTGGCGAGGGGCAGCGGAGCTTGCTGCCGAGGTGGCTGCTCGAGCGCTGGAGCGTGACGCCCAGGCCCAGGCCACCATTATTGCCGTCGAGGCGGCGAGAACCGAAGAGAGGCGGCGCACTGCCGCCGTGGAGAAAGCCCGTGATGATGCCCAAAAACAAGCCGCTGCCGCGGCTGCTGATGCTGCTGGCGCTCGTGATGAGCGCGACCGGTTGCGTGCCCGCGCAAACGCGCTGGCTCTCGCCGCAGCCAATCGAGACCCCGCCCTTGCCCGCGGAAGCCCGTCAGGAGCCGCTGCCGTCGATCTGCTCGCCTACATGCTCGGCCGCGCTGTCGATCGAGCTGAAGCGCTTGCGGTCGTTGCAGATCGCGCCCGCATCGCCGGACTGACATGCGAGCGGGCTTATGACGCGCTGTCGGGTCGCCGGGCAATCGAGTCATTCAAGGCGGATGCCGGCGGCAACGAGGGTGGATAGCAACCACCCCTTCGTTTGGCGAGACAGGTTCACATCAGGGGGTGGGAGCTTACCCGCCAGCATCCACCTGCGCACGGTGTTGGAGGTGACGTTCAGTCGCTCCTGCAGATCCTGGCGCCAGATCACCTTTGCCGGCGTGGGTTCTTGGATTTCGGTGGTCATCATTCATTCTCCTGTGAGGTGGCATTTCGCCACCCCATCAAACCGCCTCGGTTTTGAGGGCGTCGGTAATGGTGCCACGATGGCACCTTTTCTCCGATTCTGGGGAATACGGACATGGGGTAGCGTTTCACGACCTCATCGCAAAAGGGGATGGTGTATCACCACCACCTTTGTTCCAACGGTTTTCGTCGGAACGGGCGAAAAAGGGCTGTGTGTTTTGCACCGCCCTTAGCACTGCCAGAACGTGCCACCGGCACAAAGGGGGTGAATCCGTCTCACCCCCCTTGCCGACTGCGGACGAAATCCATACGCAGTGGGACGTTCGTCCACCACGGGGGCAAACGTCACGCCGCCCCATTTTTGCCCGCACCCTTACTACGACGATTTCGTAGTATCGGTGTGGGCGCTATTGGCTGAATGCCCAAACGTGTGCATTAGCGCTTCCCGCAGGACCTTCATAGATCGGGCACCAGCCGTCGACTACAGGATGGGAGCAATATCGGTCATCGGAAAAAATCTGCGCAATCTTCCAGGGTAGATTCGTATCACTCCGTTCCAGCAGGTACTGCATGCGAATACCTCGCTTTTTCTCCTTTTTATCGTCTGCATCCAGTGTGTACCCTTTGCTTGGAGGGGTGGAGTTGTACACCTGCGCTTGGACTAGGGCTCGGGTATCGGATTGGATATCAACTTTCGTAATCTCCCGAGCATACGTCGTGGGTAGGCATCGATCGGGGGCCGCGATATCGGCCGTAATTCGATCACTGGCGAGTGACAATAGGGTTTGATCAATTGGGCTGTACAGTTCTCGCATTTCTTCGCAAGCGATGGAGGCGAAATTCTGGCGTGCGTCGCGCGCTTGCCACCATGATTTGACGGTGGCATCTGGGGTGTTGGTGGCAGCCTTCAGTTTTGGAGCGGCCGACTCCAATCGGCTCCACGGTGTGCTTTCGTTGTTGGTGCAGGCGCTTAATAGAAATAGTGCGGCGAATAGTGCGGCGGACTTCATCATCGTTTTGCCTCCGGTGATTGATGAGAGTGCCATAGTAGCCTTTTGCCGGTGGCAACGATGTCGCCGCAAATTTGTGCCCAGGATTGCGCCCAAGCCGTCTAATTAGAACCAATTTACGCGGATTGCTATTGCGTAAAAGTCGCGTAAATTGGTTCAAACTGGCGCGTTAACAGATTCGATTCCTGTCGGGCGCGCCAGTTTTATGCGGCTCTCCGGGGTGTCTGTGCCCACGTTGTGCCCAAAGTGGCAAATCGAAGCGCCCTATGCGGCGACCGATTGCCGGGCAGGGCCGCCGCCCAGAAGGGCGTCCATCTTCCTCTTTTCCAGATCGTTCGCGGCGCCGTCGATCCACTTGGCGTACACCTCGAAGAACATCTTGGCATTTACGTGGCCCATCTGTCGTGCTACGTAGGCTGGGTTCATCCCGGCTCGCAGGCAGAGCGTGGCGTACGTGTGCCGCGTCTGCTTGGCGCTTCGGTAGCGAATGCCCAGCGCCTTGAGTGTGGGGCGCCATACAGTCAAGGCCGCCGCCGTGTCCATCAGGCGACCGCCGGTCTGGGGGTTGCGAAACACAAAGCCGCCCGCGAGAAAGGTGTGCGTCTTTTGCCTGACAAGCGCGGCCATTGCCCTTGATGACATATCAAGGTCTCGGGCATGGTGGGTCTTCGTGTCCTTGTCGATGGCCCTGACCCTGGCCGCCTCAATTCGGATCTGTTCTCTTCGGAAATCGACGGTGGTCCACTGCAGCGCAATTTCTTCAGACGGCCTGAGTCCGGCAAAAAATGCGATCTCGAAATAGTTGTGCCATTCCGGCCCATATTTGGAAAGCACGTGGGAAAGCACAATTTCCACCTCTTCCAGGTCCAGCGGATCTGGATTCGCTTTCTGGCCTTTCCTGCTGTCGATATCTTGCGTAATGTCCTGCGGTATCTTCTTGGTCTTCAGCGCGTAAGCGAACAGGCCGCGTAACGGTGTCATGACGTTGTTAAAAGTCTTGGCGGCTTTGAGTGGCAGGCTGGCGACATAGACCGCGAGTTCCTCATACCCGATCGATGCGATCGGTCGGTCGCGGAACATCGGCAGCCAATACCTGTTGAGCGCATTTCTGTACTCTCGGATTGTTGTCGCCGCTACATTCGGTTCCGTGAGCGTCAGCCAGGTTTCCGCTACCTCGCCAAGGGTGGGTTGCGCGCCAACACCGCCGCCCTTCGGCAGGCTCGGTGAGTCCGGGAAATACTTGGCGAAATCGCTCCAATCGAATTTCGCGATTTCAATGGCGGCCATGATTTCGTCCCGCATGCGAGCCGCGGCCCGCATGTTCGGCGCGGTCGGGGCCAGCTTTAGGTGTTCGCGGAAGCGTTCTCTGTTCCATCGGAAGTCGATGAAGATCGACGCCTCCCGCGCCCTGACCCCTTCGAATTGCTGTTTTTTACCCATTCGTCATAGCCCTCCAGGCTGATGTGCTGGCGATTGTCGGGGGACCACTTCCAGTGTTTCCCCTCCACGAGATGCCCGTCCTTAATCAAGCGTCGGAGCGAATCGACAGAACGGCCGGTATGCTCAGACGCTTTCTCAAGCGTCACCCAGATCACAGGTCTGAAATTCAGATGCATGACGCCCCTCCCATTGCTGACGGAGTGTTGAAGGGGGTGGGGGCGGCAGCGCACGAACGGGGGTGGAAAACCGGATACGAGAAACCGGCCCAGCCGAAGCTGGCCCCGCCCGGCGCTGCCATAGAGGACATAAATAGCCAGAAATCCGGCCATTTATCTTGCGCGCTAAAGCGATGGGCACAATAAGGCCGCGACAAGATGCAGCGCGGCCAGTGTGCGCCTCGTAATTCCGGGTTTCCACGCCCGTCCACCGTTGGTCCGGTGACGGGGGAATCATAGCGCAGGTGGGTCGGCAGGCGACCTAAGGCTAGTGCTGCGTCTCGCTTCCGGGTGAAAGGGCGACCGCCAGTTTCGCCATGGCGGCGCTGATCCGCTCTTGTGCGTCCTCGACGATCTTGTGCTGATCCAGCAAGTACGAAACCAGCGCTTTTGAGTCGAGCGCTTCCGCTTGGCCTGCTTCCCAGATGATCTCGTTGCACATCCCCACGCACTCGTCGCAGATCAGCACAGAGGGGTTGGTGAAGTCGCCGCCCTTGGCGATTAGCTTGCGCACCTCGTGCTGGGACTTCTCGCAGAACGAGCAGTGCAGGACCTTGGGGGCGGCCTTCTTGCGCCGGGGCTTCTTCGGTTCGTCCATGGGGCGGGAACGGCCAGCGGAACGGCTGGGCCTGATCGGATTGGGAAAGGCGGGACGTTAGCATGCCTCACGCTCCGGTGCGCCCGTGGCGGCCAGGGCTGCGCGCATGACGTCAATGGCCTTCTGCTTGATGTTGTCTGGTGGCCACCCCAGATATGGCATGACGTATTCCTCCGGGTCGACCTCGCCGCAGAAATCGTTGAGGGCGTCGTAGATGGCGATGCATTGCTCATCGGTCAGGGCGGCGGGCTGCTGCAGGTTGGCCAGCACCGCGGACCGAGCGTAGGCCCGAGCCTCGGTTTCGGCGTCTCGGAGTTCCGCCGGCAGCGGCGGCAGTACCACGGTATCCGCGTCCAAGTGGCCGCCCACGAAGCGAACGCCGGTGCGGGTTTCTGGGCCGTTTCCGTTGCTCAGGTGGCCACCGTCATTTCCCGCCTGCGGCTGCTTGAGGGCGCGGATTCGTTCAGCGTCCTGCGGGTCAAAGCAAAGCTTCGCCGCTTCCTCCAGCGCATTGCGTACTTCGTCGGCGCCGGCATGGGCTGCGCGGGCCTGCCACTCGTCCCGGCGGCCTTTCAGATAGCCCATGTTCTCGCCGTATCCGTCGCGCTCGCGCAGCTTCGCCACATCGGCCGCTGTGTGGTTCGTCTTGTTGTCGTATGCGGCGTTCCAGGCTTTCGCGTAGTCCGCCTCAAACGCCGCCTGCTCGTCGGCTACAGGCACGCGCAGTTTGGCGATGACCTCGACGGCCCCGGCGAGGACATACTGCTCGGGCGTTACCTTGCCGGACCGTGCCTCGGCCGCGCGCGCAACGCGCCGGGCCTCATCGGACGGCATCAGGCGTAGGGCCTCCTGCATCACCTGCAGGTTTATGGCGGGCCTGCAGCTTTCGGCTTGACCTGCGCTTGCGGGTTCGACCTGCACCCCATGCGCGAGCGTAGGCCGGCGGGCCGCGCCCGCGCCGCCGGCGCCATCCTGGC